GCATCAAGTGTCATTGTTTTCACCTCGTTTAACTTGCAGACCTTTTCCTTAATCTAACGAAAATGGTCTTTTTTACTTTATTTACGCCAAAATTTAACTTGCAGACTTATTTATGCTCCATTTCTTCCAATTCATCAAGATGTTGCTTGTAATCGTCAGCCTTGATTGCGTTATGCGTAAATGAATTATTCTTCCACCACGCCCACAAGGTTGAGCCGATAGTCACCACAAGCGTGATAATCTGTGCAATGTCGCTCTCATACAACGGAATTGTGTCTTTGCCACAAATTGCTAAAATTTGGTTAATCAGTGCCACTGCAAGCACCACTGTTCTAATGATTGTTTCAGTTTTCATCGTTTTCTCCTTTCGGCTCTGTCGGCAGAGCCATAATTTCCGTATATATTTCGGTAATCGTGCCGTTTCCGCCTAAATCATGATAGGCTTTGTAAGCCTTTTCGGCGGCGTCTTTACCGTAAATCGGGCAGTATTGCTTCTTCGTGTATTTGTCGTGATAATCAATGATGTCCGCACGCAAGCAAGATAAAATGCCGTTTGCAACCGCTTTGATTTTTCTCTTGATTGTAACAGTGTAGGTGATTGCACCCGATACAAGGGCAGATATAACTGCCGTAAGAATGATTTTTGTTACTTCGCTCATTCTTCCACCTCATCCCAAAAATACATCGTTAACTCATACGGTACATTTGCAGGAAACATTGAATTGGAAATAAGACGGTTGAAATACACACTCGCTGTGCCCATAGTCACCTTGTTATATATACCCGTTTGAGCTACACTGTAGAAGCCTTGCGATATATTGCCTGTTGCAAGGTTTTTACACTCGCCATAACCTCCCTGCCCAACGCAGGTTGCGTAATAAATCTCGCCGTTAATGTGCGTTGCGTTAGTGCTCCGCAGAATAACCGCTTTCGGTGCTTCATTCTCGCTGTGATAGAAATTTATGTCATTTGCATTTGCGGTCAATGTTTTTGTCAGTGTTACAGTTCTAACTCCCGGCACTGCCACGCTTGCACTCGCATAGTCCGTCACATCATAAGTGCCGTTCTGCGTGATTGCAATCTGTCCTGACGGTGTAATGCCTGTTTGAATATCGCTGATTTTTTCCGCAACTTCCGAAAAATCATCGGCTTGCGTACTGCCTTTGTCGGTTAATTCCGTGTTGATTGCGGTCAATTCATCATCTAAAGTGCTTTCCACATCATCAAGCCAATGAATGGTTGCCCCTAACTTTGCACCAATTCTTGTGAATGAAGCCTTAATCGCATTGACTTTGTTTGTAATTGCGGTTTTGATTTTGTTTGTCTGCGCCACATAGGCGCTCTCGCTTAATAAGTTAATCATACAACTGTCCACCCCTTTGTCTGCGTGATAAAATCATAAAGAGTGACAGCTCCCTCATCGTCTTGCGTGAATATTCCGTCTTCAACTGTTCCAATAAGTGTGTTCAATCTCGCTTTGCTTGCCGAAGACAAATGAATCCTCGCTCTTGAAGTTGAAGCAATTTTTAGCGCATTACCTATTGAGACAAGGCTTTCATCAACCAAGTCACCTTCAATGGTCATAGGTGTCGCTTTTATAACATTCGGCGGAAAAATCACCGAACGCAACACGTTGCTATCGTTTAAGCGTTCAACACTTATTTCTGAAGGCAATTTTTTGAACACGATTTGTTCAACGGATGATGAATTCGCAAAACCGCTCAAGGTAAGAGTGGTCTCTTCAAGCACGGAGATTGTCGCAATTTTCACTCCAGTAGTACCTTCCAGCATACTAGAAGAGATTCCTCTTGCTTTTACATCAATAACGGTGGGCAAATTTGCATTATTAAAACTAACATAAGTGGCATATTCCATTAGCCCAGCGCCGATTGCGTTAATCGCATCGACAATATCATCAGTTTGGTCAATGAAGGTTTCTTCGCTCACCATATTCAATACATTACTCATTTGTTACCTCCGTTAAAATTAATACAGGTTTACCGCTGCTCATTCCGAATTGAACATAGTAATTCTTGCTATCTATGCCTTGTACTATCGTTCTATCTTGCAAGCCCAAATCTGCGCTTGTTTTGTTGCCAGCCAGCGTTTCGCCATTTATGCTCGGCTTGTTTGTTAAATTCGTGTAGTCGCTTGTACCACCGCCACCGCTTGCAGAAATAACATTGTTCTCTATTGTGATGTTTTGCCCTGCCGTTAATTTTGCTTGAATTCCAACATCATCAAGCGTTTTGCTTCCTTGCAATAGAACACCGTTCAATTTTGGCTTATCTACCAAATCTGTGTATTTTCCGCTTGAAACATAATAAACATTGTTTTCAACGAAAGATAAAAACACAATGTTGCCAATCTGCACCGATTTGTTTGCATAAACCACCATAATCGCATTTGATAATGTCACCTGTCTGTTTGTGTCAATAACAGAATTTCCCTGCGTTCTTTCGGTGTAATTTATAGTTACATTGCTTTCTAATTTGTATTTACCTTTTGCGAAAGAATTTAGGTTGTAAGTACCGCTTGCAATATAGGTTAAATCATTGCAAAAATCAACAGCCTTTTGCACATCTTCTTTTGAAAATGTCTCGCTAAAATCGATGGCATTATCTATCCTCGTTTCCTTATCATTCACATAATTGACAGCGTTTTCAATGCCTTGCTTTGTTAAATCTAATCCTATTTTAGGCAATCATATCACCCCTTATATATACATCATTTTCATTTATTTGAACATCAGGCTGGTTTTCTTCTTGCGTAAGATAGAGTTGTCCCCATTGCCCTTTTTCATTTACAAGTATATCATACAAATCACTTAAACACAATACCCACCGCTGGTAATCTGAAAGCGTAAACCTACTGCCGATTGTCTTCTGCTCATCAAAATAAATGCTCTCGGTCACATCTTCATTGATGACAGCAACATCATTTTCTGTGTTTTGCAACACCGATAATACATCAACAATTTGTGTGCTGTAACTTGCATTTGGATTTGTTAAAGCACTAACGGTTATGCCTTTGCTTTCTGCGACCTGCTTCAAATAAGCGGCATTTTCATAAACTTGATTAACAGTTTCCGCTTCCAGCGTTGCAATGTTCAAATCTAAATCACGCCACATCTTCTATTACCTCATACCCTAAAATCTCATAATCATATACGCCTGCCATAGTGTCGGTTTTATGTGTGATAAAGCCCTCATAAGTTTTTCCGTCAATACTCACTCTGACTTTATCACCCGCCCAATAATTTTTTAGGCTTTGCAAAGTGATTATTGTGTCAAACTTTGCATAAAATTCAAGCCTACGCCTATATGCAGAATTGCTCACATTTAATGCTACAGTACAATCCGAAATCATTAATTCATTATCCTTGAATTGTTTGCTTATTTGTGGGTAATAATCTATACTCGTATAACTCGTTTTGTAAGGATAGCCTTTTGCAACAATCTCTTGATAATAATTTATGTTTTTTGCCTTTACCAAATATGCGCCTGTTTGCGATATAACAAAATAGTTAGGGTCAACTATTGTAAGTGTTTCATCATCACCTGATTGTGCCGAAACATAGTAAAATAGAACACCACTATACGGTTCTCCGAATGATAAAGTTTGTATGTTATCTGTTTCAGGGTCGTAGATTTCAACCGTATCTCTGAACGCCTCTTGCAATCCGTTTTTTTTGTCAACCGTATATTTGTGTTTGCTGAAGTGTATTCTTGTATATCGCTCTAACGCTTTAAAATCGATTGAGATAATGTCTGTTTTATTGAATACCTTTGCCGTTTCAATATCATTAAATGGTGATGTAATCAAATACCAAGGACCATATCTTTTCAAAGATAATGTACAACCTTGCAACCACATTCGGATTGCTTCTCTGTATGTCACATCATCCGACACAGTTCCCGCCCAAGTTAAAAGTCTAAAAGAACTTGTTGTTTGGTCGAAAAAAACTTCTAAATCGTCAAATAATGCTTTCACAACTGTGCTGTCTCTCACATCTGTGTTTGTTCTCATCATTCCGCTGAATGCAACATCACGCTTTGCGAGTGCGTCATAACAATTCACTGTAATGGTGTTGTCAGCATTTTGTTGCGCCGTGTCAACAAAAAACTCTTCACCTGTTGCAGCCGTTATTTTACTACCTGTCACGAATTTAAAATTGTTATCATTGCCGAAAACTCGGAACGTTAAAGTATCAAGCGGAAGTTCATCGCTCATCAATGAAAAATAATGGTCAAATTGGGGATTTTCAACAAGGTTTTCATCTGTTATAAGTCTTGTCCCGCCAAAACCAAAAGAAATAATTTTTATGAAATGAAAAGGCGGAATTTTTATAAAAGAGATAACAATGTCTTCTAAATCTTCAAAAGGAAAATAGAAAAACTCATCTTGCATTTCTTTTGTTTTTATAAATTCTTTGCTTCGCACACCATCTTTATCTTGAATATTAACATTTATTTTGTATTCATCAAAATAGGTGCGCAAAGTGAAGCCATCACCACTGTAATGCTCTGTAGGTGTGATGTACAGAGAGAACAAAGGCGAATAATCATCTTCCGCATCATAAAATGTTCCATCTTCCCCTGTTACCGCTTTGCTTGCATACGGTATCTTGCCGTCTGTATTAGGCATAAAAATCGGTTTTTTGAAGTCAAATTCGCCCTGCTCAAAACTCGCCCAATTTTGGTAATTTGTCGGTGTTAATCCGTGATGAACAAAAACATTTTCGGAATTTGTTTGATTTGAAAAAAACGCTTTGTAATATGTTCTATCAATAGTTGCACTTGCGCTTCCGACATCACTATCATAGTACAGTACACCATAATCATTCATCAGGTCTCACCGCCTCCATCTGGTCTCACCGCCTCAAACCGCACTGTTAATCCATTGCGAAAATAAACGCCGTTCAAATAACCTTTGTTAATTTCATCTGTAATAGTCAACTTGTAATCCGCAACATTAAAATCCGTGTCACTATCTTCATCGCCGTTATCAATCGGGAAGCCGCACTCAACAGCCACATTTTTATTTGCTTTGATATATGCTTTTAAACTGTCGTAAACGCCATCAATTAGGTTGAAAAACTGTACGGTATGATGTGTTAAGGAATACCTGATTTTCTCGTGCAGAATGCCGTCAAGAGTGCGCACTTGGTGGTAGTACACATTCTCTTTTTCTGTCTTTACATTGCCGACATTGCCGTAAACAACACCGCCGATTTTTACTCTTTGTACCGCCATTAGTTAGCCCCTCTCTTTCTCAACCACTTTCATATACGGGAATAACAATCTTGCAATCTGCAATAATGGAGCATTTCCCTCTTCAAACGAAAATTCAAATCTTTGTACATCTTCGCCCTCTGCCGTGTAGCCGTAATCATCTGCATATCCGTAATCTCCTGCCATAGTCCCTGCAATTCCGTTAACCGCCATTTCCAATTCAGGCATTTTCTTATCTATACCGTCAATAAGATTGTCCATAAAGTCAGGCATCCACCTATCATCGTGCGCCATTGGACCTTCTTTCGGCGTAGAGTGACCGAGAATGTTTTTGAAGAAATCTGCAATGCTTGTGACTTTAGTTTTCAAATTGTTCCAAGCGGTTGTAATTCCGTCAATAAAGTTAGTGATAATGTCACTACCCCATTTCCAGACGCTACCAAGCACCTCACCTATTTTAGTTGTAATCGTGCTTGTAATTTGACCTACAGCAACACCAACACTACTGACCGCAGATTTAATGCCCTGCGCCAATTTTTGCATTAATTGCCCACCAGCCGTCAAAAGCCTCGGCGCAATTTTAATTATCGCTTTTACAAGATTTGTAATAATGGTAGGGACTGCGCTTATCAACTGCGGTATAGCCTTAATGAGCCCGTCCATTAAAGCCAAATTAACTTGAATTCCAGCGTCCACCAACTGTGTCAACATATCGGGTTCGGTTAACATTGTAGCAATTTCAACAATGACAGAAGTTATCGCTGGTAACAAATTTGGTAGTGCATTAACGAGACTTTGAGCCAACGACAGAATAATCTGTATGCCTGTCCGTATAATAGTAGGAAGTTGCTGAATAATCCCCTCTGCCAATTTCATAACTACCTCAAAGCCCGTGTTTAGCAGTTGAGGCAGATTATTCACTATTGCGGTAGCCAAATTTAAGACTATCTCCCCGCCGATTTCAAGCACTTTCGGCATCATCTCGGTGAATTTGCTTGTAAGATTTTCTACGCCACTTGCAATTTGTTCTATGCCTTTGTCATAATCACCTGCAAAAATGGCACTTAACCCGTTTGTAACCTCTGTTAACGACGGCAAAAATTCGCCCATTAACCTGTTTTTCAAGCCTTGTGTCGTCATTGATAAAGTAGTTAGGCTATCATTCCAATCTGCCGAAGCCTTAACCGCCTTATCACTCATTACCATTCCGTACTTTTCGGCAATGTCCATTTGTTCTTGTATTGCTTCACTGCCTTGATTGAGTAACGGACCCATATCCGCACCTGCTCTACCTAACAACTGTGTTGCAAGTGCCGTTCTTTCGGTACTGTCTTTCATTTGTGAAAGCCCTTGCACCGTCTTGTTAAACAAATCTTCTTTGCTCAAATTTGCAACATCTTCTTGACTAATGCCTAATTTTTGAAAACTGTCGCTATTTTTCTCGGCTTGTTGTGACAATGTTTTCATACCCATTTTAAGGCTGTCAACATTTCCGCCTGCTCTCTGCATTACATAATCCCATTTTTGATATGCTTCGGCACTTATACCGATTTTCTGCGACATCTTATCCACTTTATCGCCGTAATCTGCCGTATCTTTTGCACCACTCACAAAAGCCTTTGACAATCCGACAACTGCTCCTGTTGCAATGCCGATTGCCGCCGCCCCGACTTTAAAAGTTTTCTTTAGTCCGTCACTTAATCCCTTGCCTTTGCTCGAAGCATTTTTTATTCCTTTATTGAATTCATCATCTTTTATTCCAAGTCTTGCAAATAATGTGAACACCTCACCTGCCATTTGCTCACCCCCTTATAAATCCGCATTTTTTCAAAACATCTGTTGCAACTTCTTCTGCTGTCCGTGTGTCTTCTGGTTTTTCTTCGATATAATCTGCAAAATGCGGCATTATTTCTTGTTCAGCCAATCCGTTTGTTATTTTCTCAATTCCGTTTGCGATATACACAAGTGCTTTCGTTGATATCGTTTGTTCGTATTCTTTTTTATAAAGGGCTATACAGTTTTCCACCATATAGCCCTTTCCAAACATTCTCATTTTATTTAAATCAACACTTGCAATATACCGCTTCGTGTCGGCTACATTAAGTTCGCCGCAGAGATAAAAAAATCAATCAACCAATTTTCTTTTAGCAATTTAGAAAGAGATATGATAAAATTCGGTTTATCTTCCTCTTTCTCACCATCATCAAGCACCCACAATTTACGCAGAATATCCGCCGTTTCAGTCGGGTATTCCTTGCAAATAATACGCAACATTTCTTTAATGTTTTTGCGCCCTTGCTCGTCTTTTGTTACGCCCTCGGGCGGTAAATTCTTCCGCACTTCCAAAACATTTGTAGTTTTTACAAAATTTGTAACATCATCTACAATGTCATATAAAAGCGGCAATAATTCTTCATCTTTTAACTCTGCGATAAACTTCATAGATTAAGCCCCCTGCGTTTCAGTGTTCTGCGTTTCAGTGTTTGTAGTTTCAGGCTTCGGGAATAACTTAAACCGCATAGGCGGTCTATCCAAATCGGTTGCAGTTTTATGCCCTGCATATGAGAATGAAGCCTGCCCCTTGCCGTTGTCAGTAGATTGATGTGTAAATCCGCCGTCCGAGAATGCGTCAATTAATTGCATTGCAATAAAACCGCCGTTCCAGTCGGTTAAATACCACAAATCTTTAAAATCTGTTGATTGAATGGTCATTCTCGGTTCAATCGTTGTGATGCCGTCCGTTGTAGTGCTGTCGGCGGCACCAAGCATTGAAACAATGTTTTCTGCATTGTAAGTCAACGCAGTACCGCTCATTGTTGCCGCCCAACTGTCAAGATGTTTGCCCTCTTTTGTACCTTTCGGCGCATTGTCAACATCCTCGAACCAATCCGAATATTCGGCAACACAAGCGCAATTGATACCGCCGGTGGTCGCATACATAATATTCGGGATAATGTAAGTGTCAACATATGTTTGTAATGTTGTTCCGCCTGCTGTAATTGCCGCTTTTGCCGCCGCAGGGTCAAAAGTTTTCAACACAATGCCAGCGTTAACCGCTAACTGTTCCGCAACATCAGCAGGCAATTCAGTAAATGTTAAAAAATCCATATTCTCACCTCTCTAAAAATTCATATCCAATGTTAATCGCAATACCTCTTGTATTGTCGTCGCCTGTCGCTATTCTGCGATATTTCGGGCTTCCGTTATACAAGAGTATTGCTCCGTTATCGTATTTTATTTTATGACCGTTTAAACCGTCCGCAATCTCGTGTGCTTTGTTCGTCACAAATTCCCAACTTCTTGACCTATCCCACACCGTTGCACTGCCGTAAATAACATCATTAATAGTGCTGACCGCAACATTATAGGTAATATATCGGTTCGGTGAGTTTTCGGGCACTGTGTTTTCATCATAAGCAGGAATTGAAAAGCCGCTCCAAAATGTTTGCAATGCTTGTTCTTTATCCATTTGGCAACACCCATTCCTCTGCATTTATAGTTCTTGCCTTTATTCCTGCGATGTTTGGCGTTTTATTATCATCACTATCGCTTGTCATTCGGAATATCTTGCCATCGCTTAACCGTTTCACAACATCGTGAAACTTCAAGAAATCAATATCCCTATCAAGGAAAAAAGTGTAGTAAGATGTGGTGCCTTGCTTTTCTGCAATTTGAGTTTCATCAGAATTGTTAAATGAAATATTTACAAAAAAATGTGCTCCCTCTACATAAACAGTTTTTTGACCGCCGTATCCATCATCAACAACTTGCCGATTAAGAAATACACATTCTTCCTTTTGTGAATTTAAAACAGGGCTGTTCATATCTTCTGCCACCTCGCTAAATCGCTTGCAAAATTATCCCAAACCGTCAAACTGCCGTTGCTTCCGTTCGCTTTGGAATAAGAATAGCCGCCAAAACTTTCGCTTTGAAATGGCGAATTTAGAACATCGGCGTTTTTTGTTTCCCAATCACACATATTAGCATATTGTAAAATGAAGTTTTTCGGAATATTCAACTCCCACAACGCACCTTTATATGTCTCATCAGCAATTTTATCTGCTTCCACAATAAACTCGCCATTATTATCTGTAGTTATTTTTTTGATGAACTCCAGATAATCTCCGTTAAACATATAAATACCGTCTTGTTTGCTTCCGATTAAACGGTAAAACTGACCTTCACGGATGAAGTCAAGGTCAATAGTTCCGTTTTCAATTGCAAATGTACCGAAATGTCGGTCAACATCGAACCAGTTCCTTAATTTCTCGCAAAGGTCAGTTAAAGTCATTTTTTCGCCCTCTCAGCCTTAATCAAAGGCTTTCCGATTTTGTTTTTATCCGATTTCAATTCTGCAAACCTATCTTTGCTTACAATTGCGCCCTCTCTCGGAAAGATGTCACCTACTCTGTAGACATAATTATCATCTTGCAAATCGCGAAACGGATAAATCACTCTGTATTGCCACATTATGCGCCCTCGGTTTCGGCTGTGATAGTGCCAGCAATAATTCCCTCGGGATATTCTGCAAGAATTTGTACGCCTGCAACTAATGTGGTTTCTTCCTGCATTCTCCTGTAGTTCGCTTCCTCGTGTACGCCAATAAAACCAGTTTCAGGGTCAGTAGTAAAATCGAACACTTCACCAAGACCATTTGCTTCGGTAACATTCACATAGTAAGCGATAAGATTTTCAGCCGCAGTCGCTCTGTAAGTGCCTTTCGTAATTCTCGGAGTTAAAATCGCAGTGCCTAAACCGAGGAAGTTCTCAATGTAAGTAAAGCCGAATGCGGTCTGCGTAGTTATTTCAGCCTTTCCGAGATATTCCGACACATCTTCAGGATTGATGAAATAAACAGGTTGAATGTCATCATCCTCGAATTTCACCTGCAACTTGCCCCAACCGTTTGCAAGCGACGCTTGTAAACCTGCGCCTGTTGCACTTGTTGAACCAGCGGCGGTGTTCAAAAATGAAATAAAATCGCCACGGATAGCCTTTTGAACATCTTTAACCGCTTTTGCGTTTGTTTCATTTACGGCGTGTTCGTATCCGCTTTTTTGGATTGCTTCGGCAGTAGTCGCTTTTGCCCATTTTTTCAATTTCAGTTCACCAATCGGTGTGTCATCTGTCTCGTATTGAGAAAGCGGAATGACTTCGCCCTCTGCAACTGTTCCGTCCTCTAATGTGCCTGTTACACTGCGAACTTTCAGTACAGTTCCAGCAGTAGCCTGAATTCGTCTTGTAACTTTCAGCATATTTAGAAAACCTAAAATGTTCTCTCCGAACAATTTAGCAAAGTCGAGTTCTCTCACTCTTGTCATCTGTTGAGTAGTAATAGCATTTGTTTCAGCCATTTTTTTAGCCCCCTATAAATTAAAATTTAAGTCCAAACAATTCGGGATTTTCTGCCATTGCTTTGTGCCTTTCCGCAGGGTCTTTGATTGCCCTGATTTCTTTAACCGTCATTGTTTGTTTTCCGCCCGTGCTTGTCGGCGGTGTTGCTGTTTTTGCACCCTGCACCGAAGTTTCCACAAGAAAATCAGCCCATTCGGTTTTAATTGTGTCTTTTAATTTGTCACGGTCTTTGATTTTGCCGTTCTCGTCAAGTTCAACATCATCAAGATTGGTGACTTTCAACACACTGTCAATGCGCTTTTCGTTTACCCCTGCTTCTTTCAAAAGAGCCTTGTATTCATGCTTTTTCGCCCTTTTTGTTTCTTTAGCCGTAACATCTGCCTTGTAGTCATCAAACTCTTTTTTGAGTGCTTTAAATTTGCCCTCGAACGGATTTTCGCCGTTTTCATCGAGTTGAGCCTTTAAGGTGTCACGCTCTTTTTCAACTTTCGGTAACTTTTCGGCATCTTCTTTGTACTTGTCCCTTTCTTCCGTAATCGTGTCAATTTCTTCACGATATGCGCTTACAAGTTGGTCTTGTACATTTTCATCCTCAATGCCTAACGCCTTTAAAAACTTCCGTGTAATTCGTGCCATTTTGTCATTCTCCTTTGCTTCGTTCACTTTGCTTTGTGATTAGAATGTTTATTTTTAGCCCTGTGCTTCGGGCTTATTTACAAAAAAAGAGCAGTCAACCATAAAGGTTAACCACTCTCGGTTTTGTCGCTCCACATTTAGAGCGATTTGTCATTCTCACGAATGACCATATTAAAAAAATGAAAGGTAATTCATCAGGCTGTCACTGTGCGCCCAAAAGTAGGACACGCTTGAATTTCACAAAGAAGAATAAAAATATGAAAAAAGTTTAGCAACTTAACTTGTTTTAATATTTCTTCTCTTAACCTCAAGCAATCGCACTCCGTCTTTGTTTGGAATGAGTTCAACCCTGTCGCCCTTTTCAAGCACTCGGTGAATTGCCTGCAACTGCTTTTCGGTTAGTTCTATTTTAACATTTTCTTTTTTCTCTGTCAAGTTCATAAATTGATTTTAACATATATAAAAGAAAAAAGCAAGTATTTCTACTTGCCTTTTTATCTTGTTTTGTTTTAAATCTTTTCTGCATTTATATTTGTTCTTCTACAATATGCTTCGGCTTGTTTTAAAGTCTTTGCAATCTTAAGTGTTTTGCCATTCAATAAAGCGCCTGTGTGTTCCGATTTGCCTATGTATGACCTTACTTCATAATGTGTGTCCATTGTTCCGTAGCCAAATTCGTGCCGTTTCTCAATCGTGTAAATCATAATGCTTTCCTTTCTGCCCGCTTTTTGGTCTGTTAGCACAACCAATTTATATTTATCTTTGTTCGTCTATTATGTAAATGAATTTGCCGTTTTTTCTTTCATAAAACAATCCGTTAAACTTGTAGCCTTTAGTGATTGCTTTTACATCTTCTTCGTTATATCCACCACCATAATTTGTTTCGTTTCCTGTCGCAATCTCAACCTTTGTTACTTTAAACATTTTCATTTACCGTTCGGCTTTCGCCGTTCCTTTCTCTTTAGTTCTCTTCTATTTTATCAAAAAACTATTATAAAGTCAATACTTTTTTTCACATTTTTTAACTTTTTGCAAAAAATAAGCAAGCCGAAGCCCACCTATTTAATCTCACCGAGTATCATCTCTGCTTTTTGCTTATATTCATCATTGTGTTGTGTTACGGCGTTCCGCATAAAATGAGCATTGCCGACGGTGTGTTTTGCTTTCTCGTTATACTCAACAGGCTCGGCGTATTCTACATTTGTTCCTATTACTGCAAAATCGCCTTGTGTTTCGTGCGTTATACTGTTACGCAATCTGCCAGTGTCAACAGGCGTTTCCTGTTTCGCAAAACTTTCGCCCAACATTCCCCACGCTTCAAGCGTTGCTTTCACTTGTTCTTTTGTCGCTTTTAATATTTGGTCGCTATAATCTTTAAAAATAACCTCAGCCATTGTAACCCACCACCTCATAAGTAAGACTACATCGGCAGTTATACACATTCGCTGGGTCTGCTTCGGGGTCGCCTGGATACATTATGTCGCCGAGCGTATTGTGGAACGGCTCATCAACATCTATTTCCAATTCGTTAAAATCTTCGGGTCTGTG